AACAGCAGACGTTGACTTCAGTGACGGCGAACCAAAAGAACTGGTCGCCTGGTACTACGAGAACGGTGGTGGCGCACACGCACAACTGCTGTACTTCACTGGTAGCGATTGGGCTATTGTTCCATCCGCATGGCTTTGGACAACTCAACCAACCCCGACAACCTCAACGACATCTACCACCACTACCTCATCAACGACTACGGTTCCCGAGACCACTACGACAACAACGGTGCCAGAGACGACAACCACTCAGGAGTCAACAACTACAACGGTGGAAGAAAGGCCAACTACGACTACCTCTACAACTCAGGCTCCACCGCCTCCCCCGCCACCACCGCCTCCGCCGCCAACAACGACCGAGCCTGCGACAACTGTTGTGGAGACCACGACAACTGTTGTTGAGACGACGGTTCCCGTCGAAACAACCACCACATCAGTGCGCCCAGTGCCGCGAACGACAACGACAACAGAACCCCTACCGTCAACCACAGTCGTAGAAACCAGTGCACTGCCACAGGTTACAGATGTTTCAGTTTTTACCCCTACATCCACAACGGTTGCCGTCAATGAGGTGATCGTGGACCTCGCTGGCGATCTCACCGATGAGCAGGTGGAAGAGGCAGTAGCCGAGATCTTGGAAAGCGAACCAACCCAGGAGCAGGCAGCCGCTCTTGCCACTAGCCCCCAAGTCCTCGCCACCGTCACCGAGGAACAGGCTGAGGCGATTTTTGAGGCGTTGGATGTGACGGCACTGGACGAAACCCAGGTGGAGGAACTGATCGCCGCAGTCCAAGACGCCCCCGCAGAAATACGTCAAGCGTTCGAAAGCAAAGTGGACATCTTCAAGACCGCCCTTGATACCTATGTACCAACAGGGTCCAACATTCCTGTCGGTGAACGCCGCGCCCTTATCGCTATTGGGGCGGCGATCACAGCAGCGGGGGCTACGACTAGGATTCGACGGTAATGAAACGCCTCCTCGGATACATCACAGAGAACTCGTGGACTCTTGCAGGCACGGGCCTGGTGCTCATCACCCTGTCTGGCCCCACATTGCGTCAAGCGCTGTGGATTACGGGTGTTGCGCTAGTCTTGCACTCACTACTCACTTTCACCACAGGGGGAGACAAGGAATGACACGAGTTATGGAAGTTATGAACAAGACGGTGGCGCTTACCCTGGACATTGGGCAGCGTTTGTTCTCCCTGTTTGTTGCCTCCGCCCTGCCCGCAATCACTGGTGGTGCGGTGATCGGTGTGTCGGTCGCCAAGTCTGCCCTGATCGCAGGTTTCATGGCTGTCGCTGGGGTATTGCAGAAGTTGGCTGCTGCTTCAACTGATGGTGAGTTGACGAAGGAAGAAATCGCAGAAGCGTTCAAGAAGTAGTTATGGCTGACAAGTATCCCGTAGTCAAAGTCAAGTTGTGCTCGCATCTGAAGGATGTGAAGCCAGGGGAACTTGACTTCTCTTTGTTGCGTGGCATCGAAGGTAAAGGCAAACTGCATCATTGTGCAGCGGACGCTTACGAGGCGATGGATGCTGCCGCGAACAAGGATGGGATCGACTTGTCCCCCACGTCGCAGGCTGACACGTACCGTTCGTTGGAGACGCAGGAGTACGGGTTCTATGCGCGGTACACGGATAAGCCGAAGCCCAAGTTGATGAAGCAAACGCCGCGCATCTACAAGGGTAAGGCGTGGTATCTGAAGAAGGGTCTGGCTCCGATGGCTGTCCCTGGTACGTCGAACCACAACCTCGGTATCGCTATCGACATTGCGAACGCGAGCGGGAAACGCTTAGAGTGGTTGCTTGCCAACGCTGCGCGTTTTGGTTTTTCGTGGGAGGTTCAGAGCGAGCCGTGGCATTTGCGTTACGTCGCAGGTGATGAAACGCCGAAGGCCGTGAAGGATTGGTTGGAAGAAAAGTCCAATCAGTCTGATGACTAATGGATGCTAACTGGGCGATCATTGTCGCTGCCGTTGTGACAGCGGTCGGCGGCATCATCGTCGCTGTTATCCAGCACGCACGCCGTCAGGATTCAGCGGAGCACGGCTTGGTGATGGACATGATTCGACTTATCCACATCTCGCAGAAGCGCACCGAAAACAAACTTGACAAGGTTGACGAACGACTGTCGCAGCATCTACAGTTCCATGCTTCGGAAGGGATGCTTGACAATCATGGCGCAGTTCACCAAGATGGAGTTGACACAGATCGCAGGGTTTCTTCGTAAGGTCTATCCAGGCCAAGCGGAACAAGATTCCCTTTGGGGTCTGATCGAAAAAACCGAACAACTACTGAGGGGAAACAATGGAAGCGACAACCGCAGGCGCGGAGATCGTCAATGAGGCGTACAACCTCATAACGGGGGACCGCCAAAACAGTTACAGCCATCCTGCTGAGGATTATCAGCGGACAGTGAACATCTTCAACGCAATGACAGGCAACGACCTGACAAGCGAAGAGGGTGTCATGTTCATGGTGGCGATGAAACTGTCCCGTCTCATGCACGAGATGGACAACGGCATGGATCTGCCCGACAACACGAGGGATGCCATCGGCTACCTCGGTTGTCTGAACATGATCCGCCGTCACTACATGGGTCAGGAGAGTGAGATGGCTCACATCGCACGCCAGATGCGGAAGGCGGTGCGCGAATGGGCTTGATGGATGAGATCAGCAAACAGGACAGGTCGATCCGTTACTCCTCCAAACTGGCGGAGTTGAAGGACAAACTGTCACCTGAGGATTTCGCAGACTTTATGGTTGCGATCAACAATCCTCGTATCAACCAGACCGCTATCCGCCGCGTCCTTCAGGCACGGGGGATCATGGTCGGCTCGGGCACGTTGTCTCGTTTGAGGAGTGAACTCAATGAAGTTCGATGAGGAACTCCAACAGGAACAGGAGTTGATGGCACGCGCCGATCTGGTGAAGATGCGCCGTGAACGTGACTCTGCCACCAATGAACTGACCAAGATCAGGGAGCAGTTGGAGGCAGCGAACCGTGCACTCTCGGTCGTGTCTTCGATGGAGGCAGCGGAGATCGCCCCACCGAAGTGGCTGTCACCTGCGGCACCGAAGACCAGTGCTGCCACGGTGATGGTGATGCTTTCGGACACCCACTTCGATGAGGTGGTGTTGCCTGAGGAGGTGGAGGGGTTGAACGCATACAACCGTGAGATCGCCAAGTTGCGGTTGGAACGGTGGGCATCGAACGTCATCAAGATCACCCGCCACTATCTGTCAGGTGTGAAGTACGACGGCTGTGTTCTCATGTTGGGTGGTGACCTGTTCTCAGGTGACATCCATGAGGAGTTGGCGCAGACGAACGAGGACACGATGATCGGGTCGGTGTTGTTCTGGTCGGAGCAGATCGCTGCTGCGGTGGACATGCTCGCCAACGAGTTCGGCAAGGTGCATGTCGTGTCGGTGGTTGGTAATCATGGGCGCATGTCACGCAAGCCGCGTGCCAAGTTGCGTGTGAAAACCAACTTCGACTGGCTGCTATCGAAGATGGTTGAGCGTCACTTCGCTAAGGACAAGCGCGTCACGTTCGACATCCCCGAAGGCACCGACGTTCTCGTCAACGTGTACGGGTTCGGTCATCTGCTGACGCACGGCGATCAGGTGAACGGTGGCGGCGGTATCGGTGGCATCTATCCTCCGATCATGCGTCTCCGTGCACGCAAAGCCCAGCGGTATCTGACCACGAACCAGAACTTCAGCACCTTGTGGATGGGGCACTGGCACCAGTACCTACCCACCCCCTACCTGGTGGTCAACGGGTCAACGAAGGGCTACGACGAGTACGCATTTATCAACAACTTCCAGTTCGAGCCACCGCAGCAGGCGTTGGCTATCGTGGCACCCAAGCACGGGATCACCTTTCATGCCCCCGTGTTTTGTGCTAACGACAGGAAGAAAGAAGGCTGGTAATGGGTTGCCCGTGGTCGCTCGTAGCAGTGCATTGGACTGACGCGTTCGATTCAACGAATGGTTGGGTTGACGTAGATCACTACGAACCGAAGCCTGCACATGTCGTGTCTGTGGGTTGGTTATGGCCCGACAAACTGGACGGCTACGTGTCGATCACGGGTTCATACATGCCAGATGAAATACCCGAAATGGAAACTGTTGGCATGGTGACACACATCCCCAAAGGGATGGTCAACAAGATCGTGATGTTAGGTGAACCTAACTGGGAGCAACTGATTAGTTGACATTGTGACACCGTTCCGTTATGGTGGATAACAGAACGAATACAACTGAGAAAAGGAGCAACATGCATTACCTTGTTGAGAAGCCGTTACATGGATCACCTGAGTGGTTGAAGGTGAGATGGAAAACGGAAGAGGGACTGGCACGCATCAGTGCTTCAGTCGCAGCAGTAGTTCACGGGCAGCACCCGTACATGTCGAAAGCAGATCTCGCTACCGACCTGCTTGCACCGAATCCGCCCGAGCCTGCGGAGGCGAACCGTGCGATGATGCGCGGCACCACATTGGAACCCGTTGTTGCTGACTGGGCTGCACGTTTGTTGGGTGTCGAGTTGCAGGAGCCGATCGACATGTTCTGTTGGGATGAACCTGGCGTGCGTTTGATTGCGACGTTGGATCGTGTGGATCAGAACGACAAGGTGTATGAGATCAAGACCATCTCACGCCATTGGAACGGGACGTTGGAACCGTACTGGTATTGGCAGGGTGTCCAGCAGTCGATCTGCACAGGCAAGCACGAGATCATGTGGGTGATCTTCGACTCGTCGTTGGACATCCACTTCCACAAGCAGACGGTCACCTCGGATGAGCGTGCACTGCATCTCACTAAGTGCCGTGAGTTCCTCGCCGCCATCGACATGGGCATGATGCCTGATGATGCGGTGTTGGAGTACAAGCATGTGACGAAGCGGTTCCCTGTCGGGGAAGGTGGCGCGGATGCAGCCGTGGATCTTGGGCCGTCAGTGCTCGCCATGCTGGAGCGTTACCTGCTGGCGAAAGAGCAGAAGGCTCAGGCCGAGCAGGTGGAGGAACTTATCAAGGCTGAGATCTGCGCGATGCTTGGCACTGCCGAGTACGGGCTGATGCAGGACGAACTGTTGGTCACCTGGAAGACAGCAACACGCACATCGTTTGACACCAAGAAGTTTGAGGCCGAGCATCCTGCTTTGGCTGAGAAGTACAGAAAGCAAACCCAGTATCGGACATTCCGAGTTCACAACAAGGAGAAAAAGTAATGCGATTCAATCTTGACAACTACGAGACAGTCGAGTCACGGCTCGCGAAGTTCTGGGAGGAGTACCCGAACGGGCAGATCTTCACTCAGATCCACCACTATGACGACAACAAAGTCGTGTTCAAAGCGGAGGTGTACAAGGACATTACTGATCCCCGTCCTGTTGCGACAGGGTTCGCGGAGGAGGTGCGTGACGCATCACCTGTGAACCGTACGTCGTTCGTGGAGAACGCAGAAACGTCGGCGATCGGTAGGTGTTTGTCGAACTGGAAGTACCAGTCGAAGAACGCGCCGCGTCCTAGCCGTGAGGAGATGGCGAAGGTTGCACGCATGACCGAGGTGAAGCAACCTGATCTGGCTGCCAAGTTCCGTGAAGCCTGCACATCGAAGGGGTTGGATGCGGACAAGATTGCAGCGGAAGCAGGTGTGGATCTGGGGTCGTTGACTGAGGAGAAGATGCCTGCGTTGCGTGACGCTTTCAAGAAAGCACAGGAACCGAAGCCGACACCTGAGACGTTGGTCGAGCAGGTGACTGCCGCGTTCCCTGGTGCGGTGGAGGAGAAGCCTGAGATCAAAGATCCTGAGTCTCCTGCTACACCGTCACAGATCGCGAAGATCCGTGCGATGTTGAATGCGAAGGGTATTCAGCCGATGGGTGAGAAGATCGACAAGTGTGCGGAGATCATCGACCGTCCGCTGTCTCGTATGGAGAACATCAAGAAGGGTGAGGCTTCGCGCATCATCGAGGTGTTGGAGGTTCGCTGATGGGTAAGCCAAGAAAGTTTCCGAAGAGCCGTTACTCGACAGACATGCTGATCGCTAGGTTCCCCCATTTGACTCCGACTGTGTTGGCTGACAGGTTGGGGTTGGATAAGAGTGCTGTGCAGCAGTGGTTTGGTGAGGCGCATTGGTTGGATCAGTGGCAGGCTGATAGGTATGCGACTCGTTTGGGGTTGCATCCTGCTCAGGTGTGGGCTGATTGGTTTGAGATCCACAAGGTGAGCGCATGACTGATGAACGCAAAGGTGAATGTCAAGGACACCACGACCGTTGCTCCGTGGGAGATTGCCCCAAGTATGGGCTGCTTGGAAAGGTTGGTCGTGATGGTAAGAGACGGGTCAAGGGTTGTGGCGACCCTGTGGCTCGCGGAAAACGGAACCGTACGAAGGGCGACTCTAAGGCTCGACGTGCGCGTAAGAAGTTGGGTTTATTTGCGACTGGCAATGCTGGTTCTCGGCACGAGGAACACTGGGTGGGGGCGTTCCGTGTTGAGTCAAAGGCTGGTGCGCAGGTGTCACCGATTGCTACAAGGTTCTTCGCCGCGAAAGCCCAGTCGGATGCAAGCAAAGCGATTGGTGACATCCGTCCGTTCGTGATGATTGCGATGCCTGATGGTACGAGTGAGGGGATTTGTTTGATGACGTTGACTGAGTTCGCTGAGTTGACGGCACTGCTGTCGGCTATGGTGGATGGGCAGTAGATGGATTGGCTGACCCGCCTGATGTCAGGCGTGACCGCTGCCCTTGTGGTGTTGGGCTTGACGGGGGGTTCCAACCCGACCCCTTCCACACCCCCGATGAGGGTGGTTGCGTCGATTGTGGAGGCTCCTAGACCCCTCTCCGTGGCTCCTACGACCACCATCCCTGCGGCTGCCCTCTGTCCGCAGTGGTGGGGGTTGGCTCAGCAGGCTGGCTGGCATGCCGACAACATGCCGACCCTGGACTATGTGATCTACAAAGAATCCCGCTGTAACCCTGCCGCACACAACACGACCCTGAACAGGGACGGGTCAGCGGATCTCGGGCTGGTGCAAGTGAATGATCGCAGTTGGTGTTTGCCTACCCGCTGGTATCCGAACGGATACTTGCAATCGGTGGGTGTGCTGCCTACTGTGGGGTGCGAACAACTGTTCGACCCATTCCTGAATCTGCTTGCCGCGAAAGCGATCTACGACTATGCCCAAGAAACAAACGGGAACGGCTGGCAGCCGTGGAAAGTACACCTACATGCAACTTCTTGAAGAGTTATCACTGGTTGACAAGGACGATTCGTGGATGCTGGACGCAGCCTGTAAGGAAGCGAACAGCGGGGATTTCCATCCCGAATCCATCTACTCTGCTGGCGCAAAGGCGGCGATCGCTGTATGCAAGACGTGTCTTGTGCGCCGTGAGTGTTTGCAGTTCGCTGTTACGAACGGTATCGGTGAAGGTATCTGGGGTGGGATGCTCGCCCACCAGCGTAGGAAATACGCGCTCGGCGTACTCACAGAGGATACGTTGGGGTTATGACAGAGAACGACACCATCGTCTATCAGCAATGGCTGAATGATCTTCAGGTCACCGTTGACTCACTGCGTGAGCAACGTGACGAAGACCGCATGCGGATTGCGGAACTAGAAAAACAGGTCATCATGTACCGCAGCATGATTGACCGACTAAAGATCGCATTGAGCGAGGGGAGAGAACTATGAGTGCTAGTTGGTACAAACTGAAGGACGGTTCGTGGGGTTGCAAGATACGCCACGAAGGTCTTGAGGGTGAGAAGGTTACGCTCACCAACAAGAAGGGTGAAGCCACTGACGTTTATCTGGTGAAGCGTGTCGCCAAGTTTGATGACGCGCAACTGTGGTCGTTCAGCAACGAAGCACCCGCCGATGGTGGGCCTGCGTTTGACGAAGAACCTTTCTGATTATTCCACCATGTGCGATCACTGTGGTGAGGTCAGTTTGATTCTCACCCAGTGGTCGCCTGAAGTGGTGGCATCATGTAACTGTTGGTGTCACCCGTATCGTAAAGGTGAATGGTTTGATGACAAACCTAAACGGCGACGCAAAAAAGGTTAGATGCCTGAACTGTCACGGCATCGTGACACATGATCCGCGTCAGTTGACGGGCTGCAACTGTGACCCTGACGCACCACAGTGGTGCTACATCGAGAAGGATGGGCGTGTGCGTGGCTGGTCGCTCGCCAAGTGGGAGGACTGCTGATGCCACGCCAACAGTGGGAATGTCCTGTCTGTAAGCGGCACATCGTGTTGCATGTGAAGCCGTCGTGTCCCCCTGTGTGCACGAACCCTGAGAAACATTCCCGTCAGCCGACCCCTATGGAGAAGGTAGAGTTTGAACATGGACGATGAAGAGATCGAACTGACGCAAGAAGATTACGAGGCTGCCGTTTCTTTCTTGCAAGAGGTGGGGTTGATCGAAACGTACGGTGTCACTGAGGAGGGGAACGAGTTGTTCCAGTTGGCTGAACCTGTGGTGTCAGCGATCCTCGCAGATGTGATGACGATAGACCAGTGGCTGGAGTTGGGGCATCGCAAAGGTTTCTGTGGGCCTGCTCTCTGCTACGGGCATGACGGTATGGCGACAAGCCGTCAAGAGGACGACGACTTCTTCGACGGTGGTGATCCGTGCTTCCATTTCGTACGTTTGTACGATTCGCCTGAGCAGAAGAAGGCGGTTGAGGAGAATCATTCGCCGTCTGTTTGGCGTGCGCTGTAACGAGGTTCCCCCGCCATCGGAAAAGGGATAACACAATGGCGGGGGGAAACCCCGTCGCTCAACGGTGGCGCAGTGGTGGATGCGCTTTTCTATGACCGTCTGCGAACTTCACCCAGTCTACCTTGACGGGGTGGACGTTTGACAACCCTGACCACATGATCGAGGAGCGGCAGGACTGCTCTGTCCCCCACTTGTAGATGAGCGGTAGATGCTTAGTCATTGTCCTGCCCTGCCACTTGTATGGCCCTGCCCAGAACTTGCCGTTGTCGTGACGCGCTATCCATACGGGCAGTGATGCTCGTGATGGTGGATGTTTGCGCCTGAAGAGGCGCAGCATCATGCGCTAATCATCTCCTCGACGTACACATCGTCGTAGCCGTTGGCACGGTAACTGTCGGCGAGCGTTTCGGCTTGGTCGTAGGTGAGGAAGTGGTTGTTCACTTCCACGTCATTGACGTAGACGCTGTATCGGTGGCGACTGACCTGCTGCTGCGACATCATGTCAGTACCCGCCCTGCTGCTGTGACCACTCCTGTAGCAGAACGTATGCCTGCTCTAGACAGTCGGTGTCTGTTGCTTGGTTGCCGTCTTGGTTGAGGATGGCGTACAGGTCATCGAGCCATTCGCCATCGGTTTTCGTTTCCGTGAGTGTCATTGTTCTGTTCCTTTTCTGTGTTGGTATGCACGCCGCGTGGCGGTCATGCGCTGTTGTTTGTTGCGCTCTATGTGTATGCCCGTCAATAGTCCGAGGGCGGGAAGTACTGCGACGATCGCGAGGGTGACCAGTGTCATGCGGTGCAGTCCTCGCATTCGTCTGCCTCATCTGTGGGCCATGTCGTCCCGCAGTTTGGGCACTCCTGGAATGTTGCGGTTCTCTGTATCTCGGCTGCGTGTGAACGTCTGTCACTTGCCGCACGTTTGCGGGGTGATGACAGCAGTTCGCTGAACAGTCGGAACGGTTCGTACTTTTCGGTCATTGCCTTGCTCCTTTTCTGTTGTGTCGGTTACCAGCCGACGAATACCAGTATAGCACACTTGTCAAGTCTTGTCAAGTATCTTTATTTCACTGGGGTTTCATTAGTCCTCCGTTTTCGTTTCGTACTCCCACGAAATGATCGAGTAGTACTCGTCGGGCGTGGCTGCTCCGTTCCGTAGTTGTTCGGGTGTCATGTAGTAGGCGATGCGTATGTCACGCACCCCGTGAGTGTCGGTGTCTGTGTCTTCGTCGTACTCTCCGAACGATACATACACCGTGTGGTTGTGTCCTGTTGTGTCTTGTACGAGGACGTGCGCACCTATGTTCTGTTTCATTCTTTCCCCTCCCATCCACAGTGTGTGCAGCAGCCGTGTTCGACTGAGCCGCGCCGCCGTCTTCCTGTGATCTGTTGCTTAGTCCAGCACGGGTCGTGCTGTGCGTGGACGGGGCATAGGAACGTGGTCGTTGTCCCGTCTCTGTTGATTGAGCAAGCGCACTGCGCGTGCTTTGTGTCTGTGCTCATTCGTTGCCCCCTTCGTAGCGTGGCGGGTTGTCGATCATGTATCGGCACACTCGTACCGTGCCAAGCACCCAGCCAGTGAGCGCAAGGAAAGCGATCAGGGGTTCCATGTCATGCCCACTCATGGTCGATGACGTAGCCTGCACGGTTACGGTCTGCGAACAGTACCGACGAAAGCGAATACACAAGGTGAAAGCCCATGTCCATGCCGCAGCCACCGACACGAATGACATTCCATCCGTGCAAGTCGCGCGGCTTCTCACCTAACGCGATCGCGGCGGTGTAGGTGATGTCGCGCAGCGTCCCCTCGTCGTCCACGATTTTTAGCGTGATGTCGCGTGACATTCCCGACTTGGAGACATGCCGCAAGAAGGTGTAAACGACTGGCTTACCGTCGCGCCGCTTCTCTGACTTGTCTACGAGTTCACGCAAGCGTGCGCGTGCCTCGTCTCGTTCCTGTAGTTGTGCCTTTGTAGGCATTGTGTATTTCTCCTTTTCTGTTTGTCTTCGGTCGGTATCCACCACGGAAACCGTTACCTTGTACCGTAGTCCCGTCTCGCTCGGGATGCAAGCCTTTCGCCTGTCTACGGTGATCCTGTTTGGACTATTTGTTCTGCCAACTTGGGGCGACGTGGATGTCCCACAACTCGCGGAACATTGCTGCCGACTCGTATTCTTTGCGTGCCAACTCCTGCCGTGCAGACTCCAAACGTGCTTTCGCTCGCTCGACCTTGCGCTCCAGTGCTTCCATCTCTCTAAGGGTTCGGCAGTACTCGTCGTGCGTTGTCATCATTCCACCTCCTCGTCGATGATGATCCACGGGAAGTACACCACCGTATTGTGCTTTCCTGATGCGTCGTAACGGATGTCCGACTCCATCATCAAGTCGAGCAACTCACGGAACTTGCGTCCACCCATTCCGAGCCACGCGAACGTGCGCGCCACGTCATCAGTCGTGATCGCTAGACACTCCTCCTCGTACATTGTGCGTCCCGAGTACGGGCCGGCCTCCCCTAACTGTCCGAGCACGTCGCGGATGTCCGCGAGCGTCTCAGCGTCGAGTTTGTATTTCACTGTCCTTGCTCCTTTTCTGTTTGTCTTCGGTCGGTACGCACCACACGCACCGCACCTTGTGGACTGGCGGGGCAACGAACCCCTCGACCCCTACAGGTCACCAGTCCTGCCAGGTCAGGCGACCTGGTAAGCCTGCTCCCTCACCTTGTCACGCAGGTCACCCGCCTCCAGCAGCCTACGCACGACGTAGCGTCCCCACTCGAACCCGTCCCCCTCCGCTTTCTTGACCTCATCCAGCCAGAACGTGACATCAGCGTCCAGGATCGCCAGCAGGTGAGACACCTGCCCCCTGGTGAGTGTGATCTGAGTTTCCATCCCTTGCTCCTTTTCTCCTGGAGGATCCACCACGGAACCTCACTGAACACCACTCTACAGGAACCCCGACCCTTTGTCAAGTCTTTTAGGTTACAGTTGTGTAACAAAAACTAGAACCATTAGTCCCAACACACCCCACCTTTGTCAGGCTCACCTAACAAGGCGGCACGTCTCGTGTAGGACTTTTCGTCCTGTTCTGGTTGGACTTGTAGTCCTATGGGGGGTGGGGGGTTCTACTTAGGACTACAAGTCCAACC